GATGATGCAGACTGTGAGGCTTGTAAATTATGATCGACCCAAGACTTACTAAAGTATTAGTTGACGAAGCTAACAGACAAGCTTCTACTATTGAACTCATTGCAAGTGAAAACTTCACTAGCCCTGAGATTATGGAGCTTTGTGGTAGCATTCTTACTAACAAGTATGCTGAGGGTCTTCCAGGAAAGCGTTACTATAATGGCTGCGAACACGTAGACGAAGTTGAGAACATTGCAATTGAATATGCTACACAACTGTTTGGTTGCAAGTTTGCAAACGTACAGCCTCACTCAGGTGCAAATGCAAATCTCGCAGTATTCAAAGCATTCTTGACTCCTAACGATGTTATTGTTGGCATGGACTTAGCTAGTGGCGGACACTTAAGTCACGGCGCAAAAGTAAATGCTAGTGGTAAATGGTTTGAAGCACATAGTTATGGTGTTGATGACAATGGCTTGATTGACTATAATAGTGTCGCTGAACTTGTGCAGCGAGTAAAGCCTAAGATGCTTATCGCAGGCGCAAGTGCTTATAGTCAAACTATTGATTGGCAGCGTTTCCGTGAGATTGCCGATAGTGTTGATGCTATCTTACTTGCTGATATTAGTCACTATTCAGGACTTATCGCAGGTGGAGAATATCCTAGTCCTTTTCCACATGCACATGTCGTAACTACAACTACGCATAAGACACTCAGAGGTCCTCGCGGTGGAATGATTCTTTGGAATGACGAATCATTCTCTAAGAAGATTAATGGAGCAGTGTTTCCGGGTACTCAAGGTGGACCATTGATGCACATCATAGCTGCTAAGGCACAGTGCTTTTATGAAGCGTTACAGCCGGAGTTTAAGTTATATGCTCAGCGTATCAAAATTAATTCACGATCAATGGCAAGAACTTTCTTAGATGCAGGAGTTGATGTTGTTAGCGGTGGTACACATTGTCACATGATGACAATCAACTTGAACAAAGAAAAGTATAGCGGTAGAGAGTTTGCCGACTTGCTAGAAAAGCATGGAATCACTGTTAACAAGAACGGTGTACCAAACGATACTAGAGGATTTATTGAGACTAGTGGAATACGAATCGGTGTTGCAGCCGAAACAACCAGAGGACATGATGAACGCTGGTTTAAAGATTTAGCAAATACTATTATCAAACTATTGAGGGACTAATATGAGCAAACAACAATATAATTTAACTACAAAGACAGATTACCTCAATCGTAAAATGTTTCTTGATCCAGCGGGCCCGGTTACTATTCAAAGATTTGAAGAAGTAAAGTACAATAAGATTGCTGATTTTGAAAAGACCGCACGTGGATTCTTTTGGGTCCCGGAAGAAATCAGCTTGACTAAGGATGCACAAGATCATAAAGAATCAAGCGATGCAGTAAAGCATATCTTTACCAGTAACCTATTGCGTCAAACTGCACTTGACAGTTTGCAGGGAAGAGCACCGGCACAGGTCTTTACCCCTGTTTGCTCTATTCCAGAATTAGAAGCTATTATGAGCAATTGGAGTTTCTTTGAAACCAACATCCATAGTCGCTCGTACAGTCATATTATTCGTAATATCTACAACGTGCCAAAGGAAGTATTCAACACTATTCATGACACACAAGAGATTGTTGATATGGCTTCTAGCATCGGCGACTACTATGACAAGCTTCACGTACTTAACTGTAAGAAAGAAGCAGGTATCATTGTTCCAGAAGAAGAACATATTAAGGCAATCTATCTAGCACTACACGCAAGTTATGCGCTAGAAGCTTTCCGTTTCATGGTATCGTTTGCTACAAGTCTCGCAATGGTTGAGAATAAGATTTATATCGGTAACGGCAATATTATCAGTCTCATTCTACAAGACGAACTATTGCACAAGGGTTGGACTGCATTCATGATTAATCAAGTTGTTAAGGAAGATCCTCGTTTTGCTAAGGCAAAAGCTGAATGCGAAGAAGAAGTTCGACAAATTTATGTAGACGTTATTCGTGAAGAAAAAGAATGGGCTGACTATCTGTTCCAGAAGGGCCCAGTTATCGGATTGAATGCTGCCATTCTTAAGGACTTTGTTGACTACACAGCAGTAGGTGCATTAAAAGATATTGGCATCAAGTACTGGAATCCTGCTCCTAAGACTACACCTATCCCATGGTTCAAGAAGCATAGCGACACAAGCACAAAGCAAACAGCCTTACAAGAAAATGAATCAACTAACTATGTCATTGGTGTTATGAGTGACGTTCTTGATTATGATGAATTACCTAACTTATGAAAAGTATAGGAATTTACGGCGATAGTTTCGGCACTTATAGCTTGTCCGGTGCCCCAGACGCTCGGATTAAGGGTTTAGCATATCATTGGTCAGAATTATTAAAGCAAGAATATAATTGTGAATTAACTAATTACGCTTTACCCGGTTCTTCGGTTTACTATTCATTTAGTGAGTTTGAGAAAACTAATCATCTGCATGATTTATCTATTTTTCTAGTAACTGAACCATGTAGATACCTAAAGCCTTTAACTTTTTCTAAAGGTTATAGAGACTGCGTTACTAATATAGCACAAATTGATGTTTGGAGAAAAAACAAAATCCATGATTTAACTAACGAAGATTTAGAGTTGTTATCTAAGTTAGAATCTTGGTTCGACCTTTCAGACCTAGATTATCATTATGACATGAGTGAATTGATGGTAGACAAAGTAAGGTCTTTTGGTTCTCGTGTAATTATTATTCCGTGTTTCTCAATTTCATTCCGAAACGAGTATAAAGATAAGTTAGGGTTATCCGATGATACTAACTTGTGTTCTTTGTATTATGCACAGATGAAAGAATTGAATATGTCAGATGAGGGCATGAACACTAAGTGGGTAGAAAATTGTGAATTTATATCAGGACATTTGACACCAGAATATAATAGAATAGTATATGAGAATATTACTTCTTATATTAAACATGGTGTGTGGGATTGGAAAATTCCAAATAGTAAAATAATTAGCTCACCCAACAAAGATAACTATTACGTAAAACTTTAAGGAGAAAGAAAATGAAAGCAATTGTATGGTCAAAGGATCACTGCCCCTATTGTGTGCAGGCTAAGGCACTTCTAGAACAGAAGGGCATTGAATATGAAGAAAAGAAGATTGGTGACGGGTATACTAAGGAAGACTTGCTTGAAGCAGTTCCTAATGCTCGTACCGTACCCCAGATTTTCCTCGACGGTGAACTCGTCGGTGGATTCACAGACCTTCGTGCTAAGTTTTTAGCAGAAGCAGCATAAGGAAAAATAATGACAATTAAAGTTGGAGAAACCTACACATTCAAGCTTACAAGTGGAGAAGAAGTTGTAGGAAAAGTTACTGAGATTCAAGATCATATTGTATCGCTAAAGGACCCAGTATCAGTTGCCCCCGGTCCTCAAGGATTAGGATTGATGCAGAGTATGTTCACCGCAAATCCCGCGGATCCTGCAAGACTAAATATTAATAACGTAACAATCTATGCATTGACCGATGACAGTGTTAAGGCAAAGTATATTGAGGCTACTACAGGTTTAGTAGTCCCTGACAAGAAATTAATTTTAGGATAATGAATGGCTAAATTAAGTAGAAAGGGCGATGCTAACGCAGTAGGTGGTAAAATTGTACGCGGTGCAAGTACTGTATATGCCAATGGTGTTAAGGTAGGATTGCATAAAAGTGATATTACAAAGCATCCGGGCGGTGGCCCGCATAACGCAGCTAAGACCACTGAAGGCAGTCCGTCTGTCTATGCCGATGGCGTCGCCGTTCTACGAGTTGGTTCGGGAACTACTTGTGGACATAAAATTGTTCAGGGTAGTCCTAACGTTAATGTACCGTAAAGAATAGTATGGCAAGCACAGGAAAAAATAGTCCCTTAGGTATAAATGTTACCGGCGACCACATGTATGACAATGGATTTAATATTAATCCAGTTGCTGCCTCCCACATGGGTGCCAGCAAAAGAAATGCTTCGTATAAGTTTGGATCTTGTGTTCAAAGTACTTGTTTACGATTATTGACTTGGGCAATACATGACGCTTATAATAGAGGAGTAGTTCTAAAAACTACTGCTGGGTCAAGTGTATACGATAACCTAATTTCTATTGGACTTTCCCCAACTACCACTATACCGGCATTAGGTAATTCTAGACCTCCAACTTATGTTCCGGTTGATCCTGCAAATGTTTGGGCTAGAAGAACGACAACTGACACAACGCTATCTTACGCAGAACAGTATGGATATCAAAAAGGATATACTAATTGTTTGCCGGGCCCAGCTACTAGTGGTTACGGAAACTACGATGGGTCTTACGGGGATGATTTACAAGGTGATGGTGTAACCGATCAAAAGCAGAATGCTACGTGGTATCCTTACAACATGACTAATCCTAATCACTCGATTACTCAGTGGGGGTGGATCCGTTGTCACGCACTACAAGCTTGGAATGAGTTTAATTGGAATGGAACAGTAGTTGATCCCAGTGATCCTACTCTCCCCAATTATTTAACGGGCTATAAAATGCCAGAGTATAAAGAGTTTGTTACTTCTTTTACTACGGCTGATGGCTATGTTCAATACAATAATCAGGCTATTC